AAAGCTCTAGCTATTATATAGCTATTAATACTTACTTACTTACTCACTACTATTAATTAAAAGGAAGGAATGAAGAGGAATGAAGAGAAATGAAAAGAATCTATTGTCTTAACTTTAACGGCTTTAAATTTCATTAAATAAGTACCAATAAAAAACAGACTAGAGCTTTTGTGTCTGCGTGTGTCTGCGTGTGTCTGCGTGTGCGTACACACATAAAGAGTACAAAGCAAAAAAACAGACTAGCTCACAGCAACAGCAAAAAGAAATAAAGAAGAGGCTTTAGGTGTGCTTTGCGTGGCTTTATGTATGGCCGCGCCCGCGCCTGTGCGCATGCCTGTATATATAGAGCCGTGAATTTCGCTTTTTGTCTGCGGGGGTGTGCCTTTGTGTGCGTAAAAAGGTGAGCCACACGGGGAAATGTGCCCTCGCTTGTATACGTGATACCCCCTCAAATTTTTTTACTTAATATTCTTGATTACTTTACTTAATCTTACAGCTCTTGGATTTGTTTGGACAGCCCATTTAGAGTCTAACATCTCTACAGACGCTAATTCCCACTGTTCATTCTTAATATATTTAAGTGTCTTCTTAAACTTTTTGACACCATCAACTCCCATTTGGTACATCATTTCAGTGATAACACCTATGGCTCTGTAGTCTGTCTCTGTTCCTAAGAGTTCTATAGCTCCTTTATGAGCTATGTCAAACCTCTCATCAAATCTTTTTTCCCAATATTCTTTAGTATAACCACCTTCAGGTTCTTTATGGTTCTTACTTAACTTAGTTCCCCAACCACCTGTTAACCAATCTTCTTTTATGTGATTACCATTAGCATCATCATATTCTAAATAATAAGGTATCAGTACAGGTTCTCCAAAAGCATTACCTTCGTGTTTCTTAATTCTTGTCTTCAATAATTCAATTTCTTTAGTAGTATCTTTATTGTCCATTTGATTTACTAACCTCGTTTTCGTAAGTTCTATCTTGTTCGTTTGGTGAGCCTTCAACGTACCATACGCTCCTGTTATTAGGACAATTACAATTAATGCAACCAGCGTCTTTAGCGTCTTTACTACAGTGACACTCCTTGTCGCATCTTTCACATTTTGCCATAATCTATCCATTAATAATAAGTGAGTAAGTAATAGCTATAGTATAGCTTTAACCTTTTTGTTTTCACTAATACGGGTACTTTAGTGTTTATATCCATCTTTCCCGCTTAGGTTGTCTACCCACTGTGTGTTCCATAAATTTCTCTAAATCCTTATTTATTAGTTCATCTTTGTGTTGTTGATAAGAAAGAGTTTGGTCTCTATCCATTCTCTCCACCCAATAGTTAGCCGCAATAGCTAAAGCATCTATTTGGTCATCATGTCTTAACGCACCTCTATCTCTAGTTATCCTAGTCAGTTGTCTAAATAACTGATGATTAGGTTCTAGCTTGAAATCTTCTTTAATCGTATTCTCATCTACCACTAGCCTGTGACCATTCATAATAGGTTCTAGGGTATCTATAATTCTTTTCTCTTTTTGTATGTTATGTCTTACCTCTTCTATTTGACAAGGGTGTATCTTAGCCATAACAGGTTTTAATAAAGCTGTAGCCATACCATCTCCAAAGTTAGACTCTATAACCACGTTATTTACCTTGTTTCTTTTAGCAATACTAGAAAGCTCTTCTAAGGTGGAATCTGAGTACCCACCATCTAAAGCACCTATATCGGTCAAATATAGCACTCCATGAAGCATTTTAAGCACCGCATACGCTGTTTTGTCCTCTCCCCGACCCGCAGGGTCAATGGACATAGCAACCCCTTCAAAGGGAGCGTATTCATCAGATAAGTGTAAAGGAGCAACATAGTAGTCTCCCTTTAAACCTACATTTGGTATTTCAGGGTCTACACCTTTTAACTGTTGTGTACCTGAAGCCCACTGAATTTGAGCAGGAGCTTTATCCCAAGTCGTACAACCTGAAGCTACAATTAAATCATTGAGCTTTAAAGGGTATCTATTGGAGTCAGACATTGTAGTGTCCAACATAAATTGTAAGTTAAAACCTGAACGTCCATATGAAGACAAACGCTCTAATAAATCTACATCATCAAATCTTTGAGGGTCAGTAGGTTTACCTTCTTTACCTGTAATATTAGAAATAATTTTAGAAAGTTTACTACCATATCCAATCGTTTGTTCTTTAGTTGGATATAACGCTGTCCATATTTTTGTTTTGAAACCTCTTTCTTCTAATGTGTTATATAAACTCATTTCAGTTTGAGGTGTTCCTAAGAATATGATGCGACCAACATCGGGTTTAATGATGGCATCAAATTCTTTCACAGTTTCACTTAATCTATCTCTCATTAACTGAGTCTGTGAGTTATTAGCTGACTCTACGTCATCGGCAATAATTAAATCTGCACGAGAACCTGTAAGCTGTCCTGTAATTCCCATAGATTTTACGCTAGGTGCGTGAGAAGCGGTAGCAGGAGCTACATCAAAACTAATTTTAGAATGTCTTTGGTCATCTCTAGGAATTAGATGTTGTAATATTGGCATTTCATTTATTAACCTTTGAGTAAATGTACTAAAGTCATCAGCTCTATTTTTAGAAGCTGAGACAACCAGTATATTTCTTTGAGGATTTAATAAAAGTTGATGACAAACAAATGCTGAAGTAATCCAAGATTTACCTACACCTCTAAAGGCTTCAATAACTAATCTACGTTCTTCATTTTGTAGATAGTCTGCTATATCATATTGTATGGGAGTTGGTTCAGGTAAGTTTAGAAACTTCCAACATAAATACAAAAAATTCTTAAAATTTTCTAATCGTTTATCCATCTGTGTCAAAAGGTACTTTCTCAAGAATATTATCAGGCTTTGCACCTAACTTTTCGGAACTGTATGTCTTACAGACCTCTAAACATACTTTCATTTCTGAAGCAGTTAGTTCTTGACCTGATTTTAGTTTTTGGTATGCGTGTTTAACTAATAATTCGGGTAATTCTTTTATAATCTTTTCTATTTTAACGTCCTTGACCTCTGTATTTTTTTGCTCCACTTTGTCTCCTTTTATATTTGTTCATTGTGGAAGTAATCGGTCTACGTCCTATTGATGTACCTTTATGTGTTCGTTTGTAAATAACTTTAGTCCCATATTTAGGTACTTTACTCATCTTTTTTATTTCGGTGTTTATAGTGTTTTAAATATGTCTCTTTTCTCCACGCCCACATACTTATTCTTGTTGTAATTCGGCTTATAAATCTTAATATGCGTAATATCATAAGAAGACTCCTTTTTCTGTTGGTGTTTTCTTAATAAATTAATTGTATTATAAGTACAATAACTTACAAAGTATGCAAAAAAAAATATATAAATTAAAGGTTTTAATTTTGGCATAGATTAAATAGGTAGTTCAATCGTAGATTCTTTTCCTTTTGGTTCAGTTGATTTTTTCCAAGCGTCTTCAGTTAGACAACTATACATCATTCTAACTCTCATATCTTTAAATTGTTGAACGCCTACAGTCTTCATATAAGTTACAGCGACTTCAGCAATTCGGTAATATCCTTCCATCATACATTGGTCTTCATTTTCATAAGTCCAATCATTGTGTGTTATTGGTGGTAAGCAACCGAGTGTTGAACAAATAGTAATCACCAATAGTATTTTCATTATTCGTCTTGTTGTTTCTTCTTCTTATATTATTTTATTATTTTAAGTATCTTTTTTCTGTCCATGTATATTTCAGTTTTAGCTTTAACTATTTTACAACTAAAAATTACGCTCTCAGGATTTACTTCCCGTTGAGCAATTCGCTTTGATTTAAGACATGAGCTCAAATTATCTTTATAAGTATGTTCAATGATATTACCATTTAATATAAGTAGCAATGCTACTACAGTTTCTACCATTATTTTATACCATTTCCATTTCTAATTAATTTTTCTACGTCTTCACTTAATTTCTTAACTCTTTCTTTTAAAAAATCTATATTAACAGCATTATTTCTCATACCCTTAATTTCTCCATTCAAATCTTCTACAAGTGTGCTCATATGTTCCACGAGCATAAATAATTCTGCTTCCCCCGAACTTTGTCCTAATTCTCCACGAGGGTATTTGATTCTAAATTCTGTATTTTGGTGTAGGTCTTTTTCCATTAACTCTAAAGTCGTGCTATGCTTATTGAGAGTTTCTTGAATCCCAAAAAACGCCCACACACCTACCGAGACTGCTGTTACAATTCCTATAAGATTTCTCATAGGCATTGAAATAGCAGTTTTATCTGATATTTTCATTTCCTGTATCCTGTTCCGCTTTGTCTATTTTTCCATCTCTTATCCCAAGCCCAACCATTTATTTTTCCACTATAGGTTTCTATAAGGTTTAGAATAAAATCAATTATTTTAATCATCATCAATTTTAGAACTAACCTGCAAGTAGTAAAAATATAAACATTAAAACTATTATAATTGTAGAGCCTAAGTATACATTCCAAAAGTTACTTAAACTTTTTACCTTGTAAAAGATTCGTAACAGATATTCCATAATTTCCCCCTACTACTATAAAGACTAAATAAAGATAAAGTTGAGGAATGTCCTCTAATCTATCAAAAAACAATTTTGTTCTATCATACATAGCTAAATCTCCAAAATATGAAGCATAAGCTAAGATACCTAAAGGTGCTAATATAAAAGCTCCTAATAATAAATCTAAAAATAATGAACCTGCACGTTTCGCTCTAATAGCTCCATTTCTAACTTCTTCTAAAGCTACTGTATGTTTTTGTGCACTTATATCCCGTCTTCGTTGCATAAAGCCACCTACGGCTTTTGAACCAATATTGAATAATAATTTATAAGGTATCATATTTTTATACCATTAAAGTTTTAACAGTTATAATTAATTGAGCAAAAATCATTAGACCAACAGTCCATAAAATATTATTAATTTTATTAACTTTTCTATCTAAGTGAACCAAGTGATTCTTTTCTATAACTTCAATAGATTGTTTAACGAGCTTTATATCGCCTCTAAGTCTCTCTACTTCTAAGTTAAGTTCGTTAATATCTTTCACTTGTTTTGTTACTCCTTCTTGTCATTAAAGACTAAAACGTTATTTATTAACTATCGTTATTTGATGGAAATCTAACCCAAACATCATTCCATAAATCCTTATAAAATTTTTGTACTTGCTCAGTGTATTTTTCAACACTAGCTTTCCATTCTTTATAAGTTGGAATTTCTAGTTTAAAATTAAACATATTTATCTCCTTTGTTATTATTTCCTATTACCACGTTTCTTTGAAAACATGATGTTTTCCCCCTGTTAACAAAAATTAAATGTGATGTGATTTATTAGTAATTAATACCAATTCCGTGTAATTGAGTTTCTTTTGAACCACTTGATTGGTTCGCCCAAACTGCTTTGTAACGAATATCTGTACCTGAAGTACAAGTTGTTTCGCCTAATCTTACTTGCTTAATTCCTGTAGAATAAACTGGTGTAATCGCATTATAACTTGCCGCTTCTGTCCAGTTTGTTCCACCATTGCAAGTAAAGTATATTTTTAAATCTGTTCCTAAAGTTGCTGTTCCTTCATTGTCTTTATAAAGCATTGTTCCACCAACTTTTGTTTTTGCACTTCCAACTGTATTTGTAGATTGAATTAGTGTGCCTGTTGCGTATGAAGAACTTGTAGAAAGTGGACTGGCTACTGCTGTTGAGTGAGTAACTGAACCACCATTATCTGTAATCGTATGACCATTGCTTGAACTATCTGTCCAAGTAGTTGAACCATTTGTAGTATTAGAGTGCATTAACAATAAAGTATTTCCATCATTTGAAAATGCGCTAGTTGGTATTGTATAAGTTGTTCCAGTATATCTAACATTGTCTGATATTCTCCATTCGGTCATATAACCAGTATTATATTCTACATAACCCCAACGCCCATACCAGTTATCAGTTCCACTAGAAGTCCAAGTTGGAGAAGCAGTATAAATTCTGTTTCCATTAAAAAAAGCGGAAATAACACCACTCTCTTTTGTCCAAGCAAAATGATACCAAGTACTATGAGAAGTAGAGGTAGTCATATTGCTAGGTGTTACTACCCAACTACCAGCATTACCAATATATAGACCTATATTGTCTGTAGCGTGGTAAGGATTAGACATAACATTAATATTATGTTGGGTGACGTTACCGCCACCTAATCCTTGATTTTCATTAAGGTGGTCAGGGTGTACATAAAACCAAGTTTCCCAAGTAAAATTAGTATTATTAATTGGAAGTAGAGTAGAGTCATTAGCAATTAAATAACTATCGTCACCAGTAAAATCTATAATAGAAGATTGTGTTGTGTCATAAGTAGTACCCCAAAATCCACCCACTACTCTATCTCCTTGTGTTTCTGTTCCTAAATTCGTATCGTCTGTGAAAGTTTCTATAAATTGATTTGGTAAATTGAAAGCCGCACTTGCTTCGTTAGTTGCTTCTCTTAAAGCTAAAGCAGTTATATCTGCTTTTAATGGTTGTAAATCTGTTGCTGAAGCGTGTTGAGTAACAGAACTTTCTGAAATTCTTCCATCAGCAAAAGTACCTGAAGTAACTGCACTTGTTGGAAATTGATATTTTATATCTTTATAGTTTGCCATATTATTTATCCTCTAATAACCACCCTTGTGTTGAATTGTAATAAACTAAAGCGAACCCTGCTCTTTCTGTTGAAACATCTAAGTTTGCTG